AGTTAAAAGCAAACTTCGATTCAAATGGTTTGAAGTCATTATCAGGCAATTTTAATAATATTATAAAAAAACATCAACGTGCTGGTAGGGCAAATTCCCCATTAAGAGATTTATATAAAAACAATGGTGGAAAAACTCATAAACCTATGACATTCCCACAAGATTTAGATAATGAGCATTATATGATGTTTCATGTGATGGATCGAAGACGTCCAAGCAGAGAAGATATTATTAAAGATAGAGCATTAAGAACAATTGTTTTGCCAGTTCCATCATCTTTAGTCAACCAACATGGTGTTAGTTATAATAATGAAAACCTAGAATTTATTGGTGGACTTGCAGCAGGTAGAACTTCTTTGGGTCATGCAGCACACGCAGGTTCTGATGTAGTTGATAAAATTATGTCAAAATTAGGTGGTATAGCAAGTGGAGATTCGAGTGATGATACTAAAGGTCAAGTAGAAGCAACTACAACAACAGTAGGGCTTGCTGCACTTGCAAAAACTAAACTTGGAGCATTTGCTACATTAGGTGCTGTTGGTGGTGCTACTCAAGCAATTAAAGGTATGGGTGTTAGTGAAGGACTTGCAATGAACCCGCATACTGCTGTCTTATTTGATAATGTGAATTTTAGGGAATTCCAATTTACCTATAAATTTATGGCAAGAAACCCTAAAGAGTCAGCAACTATATCTAATATCATTGATGTGTTCAATTATGCTATGCATCCATCCACAGGTAAGTGGGGAGCAGGTGAAGTATTTGAATATCCTGAAGAATTCGAAATTGAATTTGCCGATGCAATCAAAACACATTTATTCAAAATTGGAACTTGTGTGCTAAAGAGTGTTAATGTAAATTATAATGGTGAGAACATTCCAGTTTTCTTTGAAGATACTGGTGCTCCAGTTTCAGTTGAAATAACATTATCATTCCAGGAAACAAGATTAATGACTAAAGAACAAATGGACGGTGAGGGTTGGGCACTAGATTTCTCTTCTCCAGATATGGAAAATTAATATGTCAAATTATTTCTCATACTTCCCAAAAACGGAACACGACTTAACTAATATTGGTCAAAAGGTAGATCTAACTAATATATTAAGAAGATTCAAAGTTAAGTCTGCTGTTAAAGACCGTGTTGATGTTTATCACGATTATGATATTCAAGATGGTGATAGACCAGATACTATTGCTGAAAAGTATTATGGTAGTCCAGCATATGCTTGGATTGTCCTTCATTTTAATGATATAATTGATCCAGTATTTGAGTGGCCATTATTCGGTTATAACTTCGAACAATATATTAAAGGTAAGTATAATAGCATCCCGTCTGCTCAAGCAACTGTGCATGAGTATAGACAAATTCTAAACGAAGCAAAGGTATTAAATGACGGAACACGTATTCCTAAAAGATGGGTAGTTGTTGACTTAACAACTTATTCGTTATTACCAGAAGCAAGTAAAGAATTAATTTCAAAATATGATTATGAAGTGGAAAAGAATGACGTGAAAAGAAAAGTTAAACTATTAGATAAAAGATATCTAAATCAAATTCAAGAAGAAGTAAAAGACGTTCTTAGAAACGGTATCTAATGGCAGGTTATAGGTTTCCAGGTGATGTAGAAATTGGTGCTGTCACTCTTGCTGGTGCGGGTGGAGAAGTATTCAACATCCAAAGTATGGTGTTGGAAATTAATATCTATCAAAGTATATTTGATCATTATCTTCAATGCGACGTTGCTATTGAGGATGCTCTCAATTTAAGTACTGCTATTAAAGGTAATATTGACGAGAATATTGCTTCCGGATTTAAAGGTGGTGAAGTATTAATAATCACATATAGAGAAAGAACAGATGCAAGTGCTGATTCTAAAATACCTTGGAAAAAGCATATGTTTGGAATCTATGAAATAAGTGATAGACAACGTATGAACGAAAATACTGAAGCATATGTTATGTCAGGTATTAGTATGGAATCGTACCAAACTATTCCACAAAAGATTTGCAAAGCATATGGACGTGGTGCTGGAAATACTATTTCTAATATGATGAAAGGTATCATTGATGAGTATGTTTATACAGATGCAATGAGAGACCAATACCGTATTGCTAAAGTATATAAAACTGTTGAGGTTGATGAAACAACTGGTTTACAAAAATATATTATTCCATCATTATCAGTAGACGAAACTATCGACTTCCTTGCAAACGAAGCAGATTCTGAAGACCATTATCCATATTATATTTTTTATGAGGATAGTAATGGTTTTAAATTTAAGAATCTCCCGAGTATGATCAGCGACGCACCTTTAGACTTCACATACACTTATTTTATATCTAATGTAGCAGAAAGCAACACCACTGAGGGGATAAAGTATGATGATCAATATAAAATTATTTCATATAATATATAAAAAGACACAAACATACTAGAAAATGTTAAAGGTGGTTTATATAAATCTAAAACAGTTAATATAGATATTCTTAAAAAGAAAAAGAATGAAGTTGTATTTGATTATGATAAGGAAAAGGAAAACTTTGTTGGTTTGGGTGATGGAATATTCTCGGCAGATATTGAAGGAACACCTATTCTTAACTTAACAACTTCTAGAGTTGGACACGATTCTGATAAATTATTTGAAAAGGAAACACCTTTACCTAAAAAGGTTAATACATTTTATAATAAAAAACGATCTTATCAAAAACAATTATTTAACAATATAATGGAAGTTTCAATTCCAGGAAACTCGTCTATTAATGTTGGTAATGTGATAGATTTAGAATTCTTTATACACAACGATATCGATTCTGAAAAGGGACAACTTGATAAACAATTATCAGGTAGTTATTTAATAACAAAAGTAAGACAAAAAATAACGGATGATGTTTTTACAACAATAATGGAATGTTCTAAAGACACAGCATTAATTTAATAGAAAAATGAAAAAATATAATAACTTATTCGAAAACGATTTAAAAAAATTCAGGCAACTCCTTTCAAAATATGATTGGTGGTATAGTTATTCTGATGACCATAGTGTATATAAGAAAGGTGAAAAACAATCACAAGAAATTAGTAACTTATTTCAAAAGTTATTGAAGACTTCTGATTATGATGATGCTGTACAAGCATACATAGACACTGCTAGGAGAAAGGGGGATGATTCTACAGCAGACCATTTAAAGAAAAAATATTTATAGGAGATATATTATGCCACTTCCAGGAAGTCATAGAGAACCACAATTTCTACAAGAAATTAAAGAACCAAAACACGAACAACCAGTAGAACCAGTTGTTGAAACTTTAATTGAAATAAACAATGATGATGATATGTCATCATTAGTTGCTAAAGCAGAATCGTTAGGTATTGAAGTTAAACCTAATTGGGGAACAGCACAATTAAAAATGGCAATTAGACTTAATAGTTAATGAGAAACTTTATAGGAAGAAATGGATTTAAATGGTTCGTTGGTGTTGTTGAAGACCGAAACGATCCAATAGAACTCGGACGTGTGCGTGTTCGTGCATTCGGGTGGCACACTGACGATAAGAGTGCAATTCCTACTGAAGATCTTCCTTGGGCAGTTCCTATTAATAGTATTGATTCTGCTTCTACAAGTGGAGTAGGTAAATCTCCGACTGGTATGGTTGAGGGTAGTTGGGTGTTCGGATTCTTTATGGATGGAGATCGTGCTCAAGAACCTGCCATTATGGGCACTATACCTGGAATGCCTTCTGAGAAGTCCAACAGTGCGTTTGGATTCAACGATCCTACCGAAAAATTCCCGAGATATACTAATGAGAGTGATGTAAACAAATTGGCGAGAGGGGAGAACACAAGAGTCTATGCCCCAGACCAACTATTAAAAGAACCACAAACACCATATGACGCAAAGTACCCATACAATCATGTAATGGAAACTGAGTCAGGTCATTTCAAAGAATATGATGATACTGAGGGTGCTGAAAGAATTAGAGAATATCATAGATCCGGAACGTTTTACGAAATACATCCTGATGGAACAAAATCGCAACATATAGTAAGTAATAATTATGTGGTTATTGCTGGTGATGATAATGTTCGTGTTAAAGGTGATGTGAATGTATATGTTGATGGAAACGTCAACTTAAAAGTGACTGGTGATTATAGAGCAGATATTGGTGGAACTTGCGATATAGTTAGTGGTGGTAATATGAGATTTATTGCACCAAGAATTGATTGGAATCCTACTTCTATTAATCCGACTGTTGGAGCAATTCCTACTGACACGAAATATGGATCAGTAGACGTTAGTGCAAGAACGGTAGAATTTGTTGCTGATAAAAACCCAACTGCAGTTGCAACTGAAATTTCCAATTGCCCACAATTGGACTATGATAATGAAACTGCATGGATAACCAAAATTATCACAGAGATCTGGTCTAAAATGAAATGGACAAGAGGTTCTCGTTTAATGGGTTATTGGTCTAAGTATTATAAGAGGTTCCCACAATTAGGAGATATAGATTTCCATCTTGAAACTGGAAATTCTAGAATGAACATGGTCAGGATTGAGGAAAACGAACCTACTGGAAAAAGAAAACACACGATAATAGAATACACAAAAGGAGATAAAGAATTTTTAGAAGAAATTAGATCTTCTATTGAAATAATGGCAAGAGAAATTCGTGCAAAAGGTGATGGTGAAGAATTATATAATCTATTAAAAAATATTATCGATACTAAGATTCCAGTTTTCCCTATTAGGCAATTATTATATGCTGGTGTTGAAAAACCAACTGCACCGAAAGGTAAAATGGAACCAAAACAATCATACCAAGTATTAGGTGGTGGATGGTATGAAGCATTCGATATTATGTTGTTTGTTAAATTAGACGGACATTCGTTACTACAAACATTTATCCACGAATTAGGTGGTCATGATTATCACGTTGCAAAATGGGGAAAGGGAAATGTAAACTTATTAACAGATTCTGAAGTTGAATCTTTAATTAAAACGATTACTCCTGAACATAAGAATTCAATTAAAAATCCATCTAGACTTGCTGAGGATTTCTTAATGTTAAGTGCTTATCAACCATTTCAAATGGAAGACGAATTCTTATCAAGAGTACTTGGATATCTTGCAGTAAATAGATGTACAACCTTTGAGGTTGATATGTATCCTACTCTTTGTAGATTGGGTGTTAAATTATCAGAGAAAACTGTTAAAGCAATTGATGCTGATATGGTAAGTTTAGGTTTGAATAGAAAAGTGCCTGATAATTATAAACCAGCATATGATGTGAATTATGCCTAAAGTAAGTAGAATTGGAGATACAATATCAGTACACGAGTGTGGTGTAGTTCCAACTGCAGCAACTGGATCATCTGATGTTTATTGTAATGGTATAGCAGTACATAGGGTTGGGGATGTAAATACTGCTCACCCACATACTCCAGTTACTTGCCCAACACACTCAACAGCACTCGTTAAAGGTTCTCCTAACGTATATGTAAACGGAAAACCTTTAGCAAGACTCGGAGACCCATATGGTTGTGGTATATCCTTGACTCAAGGTTCTCCAAATGTTTATGCTAACGGTTGATAAATTAGTATAAATATATTGATAATAATTTTTAAATGATAAGGAAAGAGAAATGAATAATCATGATAACATAGTAAACTTATTTGACACTTACAAAGCAGAGAACGAGAAGTTTGAAACTGGTAATAAATCAGCAGGTACACGTGCTAGAAAAGCACTATCTGAGATAACAAAACTTTGTAAAGAACGTAGAAAAGAAATACAAGAACAAAAAAATAACGGATAATGTCGCAAAAAGAAATATTCAGTGATTTAGATTTAGGTTTTATTGCCCATCCCATAACTGGGAATGTTGGTAGGAAGACAAACAGAGAAGCAGTAAGGCAATCTGTTAAATCTTTAATCTTAACTGATTATTTCGAACGTCCATTTAAGTCGGACATTGGATGTAGTATTCGATATTTCTTATTTGAATTGTTCACTCCACCAGTTAAACAACAAATGGAGAGAGCAGTTAAAGAAGTAATTAAAAACTATGAACCACGAGCAGATGTGTTTGAGGTTTTAGTAGAAGAAAGACCAGACTTAAATGCATTAACTGTATCAGTAGCATTTATGATATTAAATGACCCAGATCCAGTTATTCTGGATGTAATATTAGAAAGAGTACGATAATGGCATCAGCAAATACATATTTACAAGTATCAGAATTAGATTTTGATGATATAAGAAATAACCTTAAATCATATCTAAGTACACAAAACCAATTCAAAGATTATAATTTTGAGGGTTCAGCAATGGCAACCATTTTGGATGTTCTTGCTTACAACACTCATTATAACGCATACTACTTAAATATGGTTGCTAATGAGATGTTCTTAGATACTGCTCAACAAAGGGATTCTGTTGTATCTAGAGCAAAGGAATTAGGTTATACTCCAGTTTCTGCAGTTGGTTCTACTGCTGTTGTTAATTTGAATTTCAATGGTATTGCTAATACCGTGTCGCAGTTCACTATTCCGTTGGCATCGAAGTTCTCAACTACTATTGATGATATTACATATACTTATGTTACAACAGAAGCAACTAAAGTAATTAATAACGCAAATACATTTTCAACAAATGTTGCTATTAGGGAAGGAACTCCATTACAACATAGATTTGTTGTAGATTCTAACAACCCAGTTAGATATATTTTACCGAATAAAAATATTGATACATCAAGTATTACTGTTAATGTTCAAGAATCTGTTTCAGATACAACTACAACAGAACATACAAGATTATCAAATATCCGTCAAATCTATTCAACATCTGCAATTTACACAATCCAAGAAGCAGCAGACGAAAAATATGAAATTATTTTTGGTAATGGTTCTTTAGGTAAACCAGTTAAAAATGGTAATATTGTTATCGTTTCATACTTGGTTAATAATGGTGATGTAACTAATGGTGCTGATACTTTCTCAGTTGACACAATGAATATTGGTACATCATATACAAATGTTTCTGTTTCAACAGTAACTAAAGCAAGTGGTGGACGTCAAGCAGAAAGTATTGATTCAATTAAATTCAATGCTCCTAGAAACTATCAAACACAAAACCGTGCTGTAATTGATAATGATTATCAAAGAATTATCCTAGCAGAAAATTCAGATCTACAATCAGTAATTGCTTTTGGTGGTGAACAAGCAACTCCTCCAGTTTATGGTAAAGTTTATATTGCTGTAAAACCTTTTGCTGAAAAGTTTGCTACTAATACTCGTAAACAACAAATTAAAGAAGGAATTTCAGATAGAGTTCCTCTAGCAATCGACCCAGTTGTAATTGATGCTGATTATACTTATGTTGTTCCTACTATTACAACATACTATGATTTAACATCAACAACAGTAACAACATCTGCTATTGAACAAAATATTAGAGATGCAGTTTCGTCTTTCTCAACTAATAATTTAGAAAGGTTTGGAAACCGTTTAAGATTCTCTAGGTTTATAAGAGCATTAGATAATACTTCTAATGGATATATTTTAAATAATGATGTATCTCTTAAATTAGAAAAACGTTTTGTGCCTGATGTTAACAATCAACAAAAGGTTGAATTGAAGTTTAACAACCCTATCAGAAAAAATTCTGTAGATTCTACTCAATTTACATATAATGGGTTCTTAGCATATCTAGATGATGATGGTTTAGGTAATATTAATATCTATCGTTTTAATGATGAAAAACAAAAAGTAAATATTGTTGCTAATGCTGGTACAGTTAATTATGAAACTGGTGCTATTAATGTTGATGGGTTTAAACCATCTGCTTATGCGGATATCGAATTAAAAGTTTCAATAAAACCTGATAGACTTGATGTTATTCCAGTAAGAGAACAAATACTATTAATGGAATCAGGTGATGCTAATATTACTATCGTTGGCGAGAACACCTAATGTCTGTATCAAATAAGATATCTACTCTTGTTCAAAATCAATTTCCTGACTTCTATAAAGAGGATGGAGAGAATTTTCTATTGTTCATGGAAGCATACTATGAGTATCTTGAACAGAATGGAAAATTGACTGATGGAATTGCTAACTTAAGAGATTATAGAGATATCGACACCACTCTTGATGAGTATCTTGAATATTTCAGAAAGGATTTACTTCCTTCTATTCCATCATCTACGGTTGCTGATAAAAAGAATTTAGCAAAAGCAATTAAATACTTTAACATTGCTAGAGGTACACTTGCTTCTTATAAACTATTATTCCGTTCAGTATATAATGAAGATGTAGAATTAAGTTATCCTGCTGATCAAATTCTTAAAGTATCAGACGGTGATTGGAGAATTGATAGATACTTGGTTACAAGTTATAATTCTGCTAATTATTCATTTATTGGTAAAACAATTAAAGGTGCTGAGTCAGGTGCTGAATGTCTAGTTGAAGATGTTGTTCGTAGAGTTATTCGAGGCAGGGATCTTATGCAGATTCTTGTATCAAATGTAAAAGGAACATTCAACAATCTAGAACCAGTAAGATTATTAACAGATACATCAGGAACTGGTCACGCACCTATTATTGAAGCAGGTATTAATAACCTTACAATCGATACTCCAGGTGGAGAATATGCTCCAGGTGATAGTGTCAACCTTATTTCAGATGATATCGGAGAATTTGGTAAAGTTGTTGTTACTGGAATTTCCGATTTAGGTGGCACACTTACATTCTCTTTGGCAGATGGCGGTTCAGGTTATACACCATCAACTGCTCCAGGTGGTTCTGTAATTAAGTTAGAAGGTGGTGATGGTTCATCTCCTGCTAGTTTTAGAATCGATAATGGTGATATTGGTGACACATTTGCTGTTACAATGAACACCAACTTAATTGCTAGTAATAACTTATTTGGTAAACTTGCTCCAATTGTATCGGGTTATGGTTTAACATCAACATTCGCAAACACTTTATTAAGTAGTCCAAATTTCGGATTCCCAGAAATGGGCGAAGAAGTATCACAAACAGATTATAGGGATAATGCTAATGCTGTATTCAGAATAGCAAACACTCAAACTATTAAAGTCGGCGATTCATTATATTCTGCTAACAATTCTGCAAATGCAACAGTATTAAGTATTGTAGACACAACTGCAGGTAATACTGCTGTTCGTGTTGATGGATATAAAAACTTTACAACTGGTCATACTATTCGTTCCCGTTTTGCTAACACATCAGGTAATACAGTAGGAACATCTATTTCATTCCAAAGTAATACAATTGGATACCACGTGTTACAAGTTGGAAATAACGCAGGAACAACAATCAACGAGGGTGATGAATTGGTTGGAGCAATTTCTGGGTCGTTTGGTGTTGTTAAAAAAGTTGTTGCAGCAACTGCTAATGGTTATACTGCTAACACTGGTGGTGCTGATGATAGAACTTTATTACATTTAATTGTTACTGCTAATACAACTGCTAATGCATCTAACCAATTTGATAATGGTCCATTAAAAGCATTTGTTCAGAATGAAGGAATAAGAATTGTTGGTTCTGGTACTAATATCGGTAACACAGCAAATGGTACTGCTAATACAAAGATTGAAAATATCCACACTAAATTATCAGACTCATTATTATTCTCAGCAGAAACTATCGGATCTATTGATAAGTTATCATTAGTTGTTGGTGGTGCAGGTTATTCTGTTGCACCTACTGTTAGTGTGAGGGATAATGATATTGCTTCTTTAGGTATTGGTGAGGCATATATTACTTTACAAAGTAACAATGTAAACTGGGGAACTGGTAACTCAAGTTTCACTAAATTAGATACTAATGATAAATTAGTTCAAACATCTACTGGTGCTACTGCTCACGTTAAAGGTGGTGCTGGTCCAAACGAATCGATTAATGTAATTGTAAACCCTGACGGTAAATATGAAATGACTGTTAGAGTTTGGCAAGACATGTTACAAAGAACTCCAGGAAATATCAATTTTGCTAACAATGCAATTGTTTCTCTTCAATCATTTAATTCGTCTTATACTCATGGACTAGAAGCAGATACAAGAAGTGTTATTGACACTGGTAGTGCTACTATTACATCTATTAAAGATGAGGGTGTATTAGGTGATAATGCTGTTATTAATGCAGGTGTTGGTGCTAATGGTACAATTACTGGACTAAGAGTTTTAGATTCAGGTTATGCATATAAGCATGGCGAAAGAGTTACATTAGAATCTACTGGCCGTCCACTTGCTACAAGTGGTGAAGTTACATTAGGATTAAGTGGTGTTGCTAATGCTGAAGGATATTATGCTACTACAAGAAGTCATATATCTTCTGCTAGAGGTTATATTCAAGATAGTGAATATTATCAAGAATATTCATATGAAATTATTTCAGCAATTTCCCTTGATAGATACCGTGACTATGCACTAAAACTTGTACATCCTGCAGGTCAAGCATTATTTGGTAAATATCGTTCGCAAAGTAATGCGTTTGTTAATATTGCTGTATCTTCACATAATAAAAAACGTGCTCAATCTAATGGTACAATCAGTATAAATAATGGAAGTTATACAATAACTGGTGCTGGCACTTCATTCTTATCAGAATTTGCAAATAACGATACAATTATAATTGAGTATGAACCGAAAACGTTCTATTCAGTTCCACTAAATATAGTATCGAACGACACTTCTGCTAACGTGAAAATTGCTTGGGCGAATACTAATTTGTCTGGTGCTAATACTTATTATACAACTGGAAACATTTAATGCCGAATTATACATACGTAACAAAAGAATTATCAATAAACAATGCTAAAGCATTCGTTCAAGCATTGAATGCTGCAGGGGACACAAGCACATCTAAAAAATCTACTATTCTTTATTGTGTTCTTGGAAGGTCTAAAGAATGGACAGACGAACCAACTCCAGTAGAACCAATTGATAATGATCAATATTTAAGATATACTATCTTTAGAGATGCTATTGGTGCGAAGAAAGTTGAAAACAGTGGTTGTTCTCACATCGCAACAAGATATGATTGGACTTCTGGTACTGCATATTCTCAATATAGAGATACCGATGTGGACGTTTATTACCGTGCAACTTGGGTGATGACAGACGAGTATAATGTATATAAATGTTTATATAATAATAAAGGTGGTGCTTCTACTATTAAACCTAGTGGTTTCTCGACATTACCGTTTACTACTTCTGATGGTTATACTTGGAAATACTTATATTCAATTTCTTTAGGTGAAGCAGATAAGTTTTTAACTCCTTCTCATATGCCAGTTAAAACTATTTCTACTGGTGATGGTTCTATTGAATCTGATAGACAACTTGCTGTACAAAATGCTGCAGTAAACGGTTCAATCGAAGTCGTCGAAACTGTTAATGTTGGTTCAGGTTATAACTATGTTGCTAATGGTGTTGTAGAAGCAGGCGGTAGGTTGACATTAAAATTATCTGCAGCAGGTGCGAATCCTCCATCACCGATTGATAATTTTTATAATGGAGAAAGTGTTTATGTTTTATCAGGCACAGGTGCTGGTCAATTAAGAAGAATTACAGATTATGCAGGTTCGACTAAAACATTAACAGTAAATACTGCATTCTCTACAACTTGTAATACAGATTCTAAAGTTATTATATCACCGACTGTAACACTTATTGGTGATGGTGAAGGTGCTAAAGCATATTCAAGAGTAGACACTTCAACTGGTGCTATTTCTAATGTATCTGTTATTAGTGTTGGTACAGATTATACAAGAGCAAGTGTTGTTATTTCATCTAACTCAGTTCATGGTGGTGGTGCTACTGCTAATGCTGTTATTAGTCCAGTTGGTGGACATGGTTCAGATCCAGTAAGAGAATTAGGTGGCGATAAATTATTATTAAACGTTATGTTCAACGGTAACGATGGTGTTTCTGCAAACGGTAATGGTTATATTCCAAGTAATACATCATTTAGAACTATTAGTATTTTGAAAGATCCAGTATTAAAAGTAGACGCAAATAATAATCATTGTACTACTGAACATGTTGCTAATACATCTAATACTCCTCAGATGTTAAGATTGACAACTAGAATGCAAATATCATACAATCAAATGGATGGTTCTACACCAAAGAATACATTAACTGTTAATGATATTATTACAAACGAAAGAAATAGATTACGTGCTGAATTGGGCGATTTAGAATTCGTTACAGAATTAGGTCCAGCAGCAAGAGCATCTTCGGCATTAGTAAATGCTGTTAAAGGTGCTAATGCTAATATCGTTTATATCAGAGAAGATGAAACCGAGTCAGATCCATCTTTCTATTCATTATATGTAAATGATATTGATAGTTATAACGGTTATGCACCATTTACAAAAGACGATACAATTTTAACAAGTGTAAGTGACACAAAAGTTGCTACTGTAGAGGCAATCAAAGGTCCAGAGGCAAATACATTTTCAGGAGAAATTCTATTCACTGAAAATGTTCAACCAGTAACAAGAGATCCAGAACAAACGGAAGATATTAAAATCATCCTAGACTTTTAAAGGTAATTAAAATGGCAATTGAAACAAACTTAAACCAATCTCCTTATTTTGACGACTTCGACGAAACAAAGAATTTTCATAGAGTTCTTTTCCGTCCAGGTTATTCTGTTCAAGCAAGAGAATTAACTCAACTACAATCTATTCTACAAAACCAAGTAGAACGTTTTGCTAATGAAGTAGTTGTAGATGGAACAGTTATTAGTGGTGTTGGTGTTTCAACTGATACTGTTGAATATGTTAAGTTGAGAGATAAGGATGCTAACAACCGTGTATTGTTGTTGGGTGATTTCTTTACTGGAAGCAAAATATCTAATACAATTATTACTGGTGCTACATCAGGTATAACTGCTAAATTAGTAGATGTTAAAGAGGGTTCTGAAGCAGCAGCACCAAACTACTTATCATTATTTGTAAACTACACAAACTCTGGTTCTAATAATACAACTAAAACGTTTACTGATAACGAAACATTAATCGTAAGACATTCAGGTAATAACGATTTCGTTGTTGCTGGTAATACAATTTCTTCAAGTGCAACTGGTTTAGGTTTTAAAGCATCAGTGTCAGATGGTATTGTTTATCATAAAGGTAACTTCGTAAGAGTAGATCCACAAAGTGTTATTGTTGAAAAGTATTCAACTAATCCTAATAAGAAAATTGGTTTTGAAACAACTGAAACTATTGTAGATTCTAATGCTGATTCTTCATTACTTGATAATTCGACTGGTTCTACTAACTTTGCTGCGCCTGGAGCAACTCGTCTTAAGATGACTCCTACTTTAGCAGTAAGAAGTTTGACTGCTGCGAATACTACAACATTCTTCACAATTGCTGAAATTGAAAATGGACAAATTGCTCAGAAGTTTACAGATACAACTTATTCAGATTTAGGTTCTTATATTAACGAAAGAAGTTATGAAACAAGTGGTAACTTTGCTATCGAACCATTTAATCTAAGAATTAGAGAACACTTAAAAGGCAC